ATAATATCATCTGTTATCTAGGGATATAATTATAATGATGAATTTTGGCTGGGCAAAGGGGGGGTATGGGGGCAATTCAACGGGGGTTCTAACTAATAATAACACTCTCACTCATTCTAATATATAATTTTGAATTACCTTTTGGAAATATATTTTTTAATTAATATCTGGTTTTTTGGAAGAGTTTTGGATAGAGAAATCTTATACCCCTAAAGGTTTGTTCCCTATCCTAGACTGGTTTTTCGGAGCCGAGTCATTATGAGATACCTTGCTTAACTTAAATCAGCAGGGCGGATGTCTTATTTTCAGTATTTAAGTACCTATCAACTTGGCTGGACACCTTCGAATCGCCATTTGAGGCTTTGTTGAACCCCTTTTAGTAACCTCTTCTTCTCTATCTGGGCTAAAAGTGTTTTCTACCAATCCCCAGATTGATTAATATAGTATAAAATAAACTATTGTCAAAAAGATTTTTTAGTTTTAAATTATTTCGTATGGATTTTAAGGAGATAAAAGGACATAGACACTATTTGTTTGAAAATTTCCAAGAATTCCAGGCTTTTATGCCAAATAAAGCTTTACAAGGGTATTGGAGGGATAGTCATCAAAATGACTGGGTAGAGCTAGACGATGGATGCATCTGTCAAGTCTTAAAGAAATTTAAGGTTAAGGACCATAAAGGCATAAAAAACATAAATTGTATACGAACAGTATGTGGCACATACAGAGTTGATGATAAGAATAGAAAGATGTTTGGAAAAGACGGTATCGCTGAGAATATTTACTCATTTTCTGGTAATATTGAGTCAAAACAGCGGTATAATAAAGACGGTAGAAAGGGCAAAGAGATGCTTTTTGCTCGCTATATTGCCTCTGGAATGGAGACCAAGAAAGCTTATGCCTTGGTTTACCCCAAAGCTAGTTCAAAAAAATATATAAATGAAAAGGTTAACCAATTATTAAAATCGGAGAAAGTTCTTAATATGGTTAGTAAAGAGATAAAAACTACCTTGGAGGAATTAGGAATTTCCAATGAGTGGTTATTAGAAAGATATAGAGATATGGTTGAAATATCTGAGAGGCCTTCCGATGTATTGAGGTCTCTTGATTCACTGGCAAAGATTGCTGGTTTATTTGACACTGAAAGAAAACAAGAATCATTAACGGTCTGGTCAGGGTTTAGTCCAGAGCAAATGGAGGCCTTAAAAAGTGGAAATACTGAAACAAAGCTTATTGGCCACGCAGAAAAAGAAGAATAATTCTTTAAAAGAAGAAGAGGATTTATGTCCTGTTTGCAATTTTAATCTGTATTTTAACGAAAGAGTTACTCAGAGAATAGGTCTTATTGATAAAAAAGATAAAGTTTTAGGTTGGTTATGCCCTAATTGCATGTCAGAATTCGACCTAAAGAACAATATAGTTGAATTATTTGGAGATAAGATTCTAAAAGGAGAAGCTTAATTGCCTAAATTTGGGAGTAGAAGCAAGGAAAGATTAACAACTTGCGATGAAAGATTACAAAAAGTTTTTAATGAAGTTATAAAATATGTTGATTGTTCTGTTTTAGAAGGCCATCGTGGAGAAGAGAGGCAGAACAGGTTATTTGAAGAAGGGAAGACAAAGGTTACTTATCCTAATGGTAGACATAATAGCAATCCAAGCAACGCTGTTGATGTTACTCCTTATCCCATCAATTGGGAAGATAGGGAGCGTCAAACTCTTTTTGCTGGGTTTGTTATTGGTATTGCTCGGTCTATGGGCATTACACTTAGATGGGGTGGAGATTGGGATATGGACTTTGAAGTAATGGATAATCGCTTTGACGATTTTCCACATTTTGAGATAAGGGAGGTATAATGGGATTTTTAGGAGCAGGTTCAGATTTAAGTAGTCAATATGGGTTTAATTCTGGTATGTCTATAGAAGAAGAACAAGCTCTTTTGAAGATGCTTTTAGAGAATGAACAAGAAATGGTCCCATTTAGTGAAGCTAATATTTCAGGAGGTGTAGCTGTTGGTCCTTTGCAAATGCTTTTACAACTTGGAAGATATTCACCTGATATACTTTGAAGCATAGGTTTATTAGGAACTGGTCAAGGTGGATTAATGAGCGGCAGGTATGCTGATGATTCTGTAGTTGACAAAGGATTTACTGCAAAAGGGCCTACTTCAGAGTGGCCTGATGTTTATGGAGAGGATGATGTACCAAGACATGTAAAACCTGAGCCTCATTTTCCTAAAGGAAAACCAGTTGCTCCTGAATATGAAATTAAAAGAGCACTTGATGAGGTTGACCCAAAATTAATTGAAATGTTTGGAGAAGGGGGAACAGGACGTGACCCTGATGATGATGATGATGATTTAGTAGATTATATGTGGAAACAATATCATAAGGGAATGAAAAAACTGGAATCAGGAAAGAAATATGCTGGTAAAGTACTAAATAAAAAACAATTCAAAAAATTTATTAAGAAGGCATATCAATATCCTGCAAAACATCCTTTTAAGACAATTACATCTCCACTCAAACTTGCTCATGAGACATTTAAATATGCCCCAGAACTTTCTACTATAGTAGGATTGGGAGGAGCTGCAGCTTTAGGGGCAACTAGAGATTGGAGTGATTGGGAAACTCCACCAACTAGGGAAGATTCAATGTCTAATATTTTAAGAGGTATTGAATATGGTGACATAGAAAGATTTTTAAAAACAAAACAATTATATGGCGAAGATAAATATGAAGATTTTCAAATAGAAGATTTACTTAATTATTATGGAAAAGTTTCGCAAAAGAAAAAACATGGAGGAAAGGTGAGGAATTATCAAGAAGGAGGATTTGTCATGCCATGGGATTTAGATATGAATCCTGATATTGGCATGAATTATGATTGGGGAATGAATACTCCAGGATATGGAGGTGGTATGGAGACTCAGCCAGGTGGATATGGTGATTATCCTGGGAGTTCACCATCATATACTCATCCTCAAATTGGTAGAAAACCTACTGATGTAAGTTTTGCAAATCAAGGCCCTGGAACGTGGGACTATAATGGTGACGGTATAATAGATAATCTTGATTTATATGAAGCTAATCAACAAGGAGTTGACCCAAGTATTATAGAAAATATGATGGGCTATATAATAGGTGGAGCAACAGGAGGTCAATTACCACCCCCTCAAGCTGGTATTGGTAGTGGAAATTTAACAGGGTATAATCCTGGTAGACCACCTGCTGGAGTTGGAAGCGTTGCTGCGTCAGGAACAGGACTTGAGACTCAGCCAGGTGGATATGGTGACTTTCCAGTAGGTCAAGAATATTTAAGTCCTCCAGGGGGAAGAAAACCTGTTGGAATGAGTTTTGCAAACCAAGGTCCTGGAACATGGGATTACAATGGAGATGGTATAATAGATACTCTCGATTGGACATTAGCTCAAGGCCAAGGAGTTGGTCAAGATATTTTAACAAATATGATGAATTATATTACTGGCGGACAAGGAGCTGGTCCTGGTTGGACAGGTCAGGTTCCTGGTTTATCAGCCCCTATTTCTCAGGGAGTTGGTGGTCAGGGGTTATATCCAAATCCTCCAAGTACTCCAGTTGATTATACTATGGGCGAAGGCCCAACTGGGCAAACACAAGTTGACCCTTATGGACCAGGCGGTGGTGGCGTTGTTCCTCCAGGCGGAGGAATGGAAACACAACCTGGGGGTTTTTATACACCTGGACAAGGGGGCTCTAATTTTTTACAACCTCCTTCACCAACACCAGTTCAAGGAATTAAAAGTTTAAAACCAGGCGGAGGTATGGGCGGACCTGGATGGTGGCCAGACCCACCAATGCCTGCACCAGGTACAGGTGAAACACAACCTGGTGGATTTTACGACCCTAATGCTGGTGGCGATTTTCCTGTAACTGACCCTGTATATACTCCTCCAAATAGAGATGATTTAAGCACTCAAGCTATTGGAATGGCTGAAGGTGGATATGTTCCAATGAGTGGATTATTAGAAATAGGAAGTTATTCTCCAGAAAATTCTTTGCAAAGTGAAATTGTTCATATAGATAATGAATCATTGGAAGAAGCCCTTCCTGATGATATATTAGCAATGTTAATGACTTTATTAATGTCAGGACGACTAGGATAATTTGGCTAATTTAAATTTAAATGGAAATGTATCGAAGAACGAAGAAGTTCTTCAAATGGCTTATAAGGATTTGATAGCTTTTGGAAAGTTATTTTCTCCACAAGATTATTTGGCATCTCAAAGTCCTGATTTTCATTATGATGTTGGGAAATTACTTATTAGTAAGGATGTTCAACAATTGGCACTTGTATTGCCTCGTGACCACGCAAAGTCAACCTTAGCAGCAACTGCTGTACTTCATAGGTTTTTATTTGCGAATAAAGAAAGCCCAGAATTTATCGCTTGGGTTGGCGAGGCACAAGACCAAGCTACAGATAACTTGAATTGGATTGCAAATCATATATATGAAAATCCTGCAATACATTATTATTTTGGAGATTTGCAGGGCGACAAATGGACTAAGACAGAAATAATATTAAGTAACAGTTGTCGTTTAATAGCAAAAGGAACCTCTCAAAGATTGCGTGGTAAAAAGCAATTGTCTACTCGTTATACTGGTATAATACTTGATGACTTTGAATCAGAGTTAAATACAAAGACTCCTGAAGCTAGAAGACAAATTAAAGAATGGGTTACTGCGGCAGTTTATCCAGCGATTGATTTTGATAAAAATGGTTTCTTATGGTGTAATGGAACAGTTGTTCATTATGATAGTTTTTTAAATGGATTGCTTAAATCTCATGATGAAGCTTTAAAAAGTGGTGAGGAGCATAGTTGGGAAGTATTTACTAAGAAAGCTATTGAAGATGGAAAACCTATATGGCCTTCAAGATGGCCTCTTAAAAAATTAGAAGAACGTAAGCAGTTTTATATTGATTCAGGAACACCATCAAAGTTTTACCAGGAGTATATGAAT